GATTTTCGCCTTGGAGAACATTAAGGAATTTACAAGAACCTGTGCGATGTTTCATCCAATAATCATTGTTAATACGTGTTGCTTTTACTGCTTCTGCATATGTACTAATGCCTGTTGCTTTTGCACCTTCCGGGCTACGAGCAACCCAAGCTGGAATATCAAGGATCATTCCATAGTCCATATATGCGTCCATCCATTTCAAAACGCCATCACGTTTCTTCTGTGCCTTTGGACAGTTTGGATCTTTCCAGTCACCTTCCCAAACACCCTTACCAATTTGGAAGCCGCCTGAGTCGCCTAGTAACCAAGTATTTTCTCTATCTCTATTACGCACCATATCTTCTTTAGGTACAAACTTTGTCGTATCTAAGTCGGCGTGTCCAGCACTATACAAACTCCATTTATATTGGAATTGTCCTTGTTGTGCGTTTAGATAGTTTAGACTTTCAACTCCGTGTGTAAGGTTGCTAGGTATTCTGGACTTATCCACATATTCTTCATGACGTTGCTTGCCCACATAAGTTGCATAAAAGCCACTCAGTGCAGGCAAGAAACGTGCATAATCATTTTGTGTTGCGGTTAAGTCTGTGTTCATTTATTTCTTCACGTTTAAATTACTTGGGCTATACTGCTCACCATTATAGCCGCTGCCTGTTGCATTAGGACCTGTTTCTACGCCGTTGTTGCAAGCGAATACAACAACACATAAAAAGAAAGCACTCCACAGTATAGCTCGTTTACTCCAAAGGACGAAACCATCCATTGCTTCTTCGGCTTGTTTCTGTGCTTGCTCTGCTGGTGTCAACTTTTTGTTTCCTCTATTTGTGTTTCATATTTTGTCTTAAAGTAATCGTGTGTCATATATGCCGCAGTGACGTAACCTGCCGCAAATATTAGAACATAAATCAAAGTCGTTTTTAGATTCTTAACAAATCCACCTTTGCCTTTGTTCTTTTTGTATGCTTTCCACATCCACCAAAAACCGGCAATGGTTAGTACAACACTGATTGCGATAACCCAGGGATTGTTTGCTATGCTGGCACCTACGGCACCAAATATCAAAAACAACAATCCGTTAATATAACAAGCCGGACACATATTACTTGCTCTGCGCTGGCAGGATATAGTCATACTTGGCCATACCACTGTCTACTGTAATCATCATAGCACCTTGATCTGAAATGCTCATAGTCAAATCACCATCTAAGTTTAGAATGCTCTGTACTTGTGCTACTGGCCAACTCCAAGTATGTGCTAGTGTACCTTCTACATCTTTTTCAAAATCAAACTCACCTGCGTGTGTGCTTGCATCGCCAAAGCTGAATACCAAGTTGTTATTTTTTGTACTTACATTAAATGTAGGTTCTTCGCTGTGTGCTGCACTCATAAGTTTCATACGTGCAATAGCTGCCATACTAGGACTAAATGTTACACCCCAATTTGCACCTTTGAACTTTACAGTTTTTAGTTTCTCTTCGATAATCGCTTTGTTCATAAAGCGATAATCATTTTGGAAGTCACCTGCTGCATTTTCAAAGTGAATATGTGTTGGAACAGTTTCGCCATTGCGCTCTGCTTGTACAACTTCAATTGTTGCATTATCTTTGTATTCTGGATTTTTCAAGTGCAATGCTAGTTTATCTAAGTTTGGCATACCAAAGGTACCAGTAAATTCTGCGACAGGTGTATGTGTTTCTGCACTAAGAATTACACTACGGTCTTCTGCCATTGAGTCAATTGCAGTATTATCTTCGTTACTTACTTTTACTAGACTAAGAAAGCCTAGCGAATGTGTGTGTGCAACAATGTCTTGTAAAATGTCTTTCATACGGTTTCTCCTATTTCAAGTTTTATTATATTATCATTGTTCAAAGAAGTCAAGTAGTTTTCTACGCTGTATTTAGGTTTAAACCCAAGTGACTTAATTTTTTCCATATTAGCACATGTCCAATGACGTTCATATGGTGTATTTAGGCGGACAGGAAGATTTGGTGCAAAGTCTGATACCTTATACGGATGACCAGTACCGATGTCAATAGTTCCTGTAAATTTACTTTTCATGCATAATTGTATAGCTGTGCATAAATCTTCAATATGTATGAAATCTCTGTAATGAGTTGTTGTATACTCAAGTTCGTTATCTATAAGTTTTTGTAAAAACATACCGTTTCTAGGTTTATCTGAATATACTGTATGAAAACGCATACCAAGTGTGTTCACATATCTTTCAGCAGCTTCTTCGACGCAAAATTTAGATGCAGCATACGGATTTAAATCTGGTTCATATGCCGAACTTGAACTTGCATATAATATTCTAGTATCAGGATACCTTGCAAATAGACGTTTGCTCACCTCTACATTATTACGCCAATACCCAGCAGGGTCGTTTATACTCTCTCTAACACCACTTTTACCTGCTAAATGAATAATTATATCAAATTCTTCAGGCAGCTCGATATCCATTAGATCGTGTCCGTCTTGTAAATCGAAGCCAATAACTTGATTATTCTTTTTTAACCTCTTTAACAAAGCAGATCCGATAAAGCCTCTATGACCAGTTAACATTATACGCATTTCAATTGCTCCCAAGTATCTTGCCAGTTTTTTACTGGTATACACTTTTGATTATAATAACCATCCCATAATGCTTTTTTTAAAGGATAGTCATTGCCGCCTTCATCCATTCTATCACCGAAGAAGTATATTGTATCTTCGTGGTTAAAATCGATAAGTATTTGACTTTTGTCTGCACCCTTTGGTGCAATATCAATTCCTGTTTCGCCACCTGGGCGAGCTTCGAGTTCTGGAAACATTATATTAAAGCTATGTGCAATTACATCACGCTCATCATATTTTTTATCCCAAGCTACGTATTCTGCACGTTCTTCAGTATTAGCGTTTCGACCTACTATACTAAAGTTACACATACCTGATCTATGTTCGAAATGTAGTCCTGTACGTTTAGGAAATGCACTTTCTGTTAGACATTGTGCAAGAAATGTATTTGCTAGATCGGATAATACCCATTCGTTTCGTCTTATATTATTATCTTTCTCCCATACATCATTGCCACTACAGTTATAAACACGTTTGCATAAGTTATAGGTTTCACCTATTTGTTCTACGGTCTTAGGCTTGTCGCTGCCTGTAACAAGATATACATCATTTACAAGACAGAACGTATTAAAGAATGCACGAAACTCGTAATCCATTCGTCCTCTGCTAGGAGTTAGTGTTCCGTCTACATCAAAGATAAATTTATTCACAGACTCTTCTCCTTAGATCACTTGAACTAAACCTATGATCTCTTTTATTAAAATGTAGTTCAATATCACGTTTACGACAAATATCTTTTCCAGTAAAATCTTTGTCACGATATTCTTCTCCTAGTATGCGTACATCAATCGGATACATACTAAGAATGTCTTCTAAATCTGATTCTGTGCCGTATGGAATAATTTCATCTACATAACTTACACCTTTTAGTTGGGTATAACGTTCTACTACTGTTTGCACTGGAGCATTTTTTTCTGCTCTATCTACGCTTGGATCGACTTGCAATCCACAAATTAAATAATCGCATTGTTCCTTTGCTTCACGTAACATAATAATATGTCCTGCGTGTAATAGATCAAATGTACTACAAGTAAATCCTACTTTCATTTTAATTTCCAAAATCAAATAAACTGCTAAATGTGTTGTGTTGCTTTGTATCTTCAAGCGGATAGTTCAACACACCGATCAAGTTGTCTAGTTTGTTATCAATAATAGTTTCTGCCATTGCTGCGTCATCAAACGGCAATTCCTTAAACCACTCTGGCAAACGCAACTCGTCTGTAGGATATGCAACACTTGTATAGCCCAGCGGATTCTGTTTGAGCTTACAAACAATAACCTTCATACCGTCTACAATCTCTTGCGAGTATTTGTCACCGTTCATACGTTTTAGTGTGTTCCAGTTAATGCTTGCTCGAACGTGTCCGGGCATGTTTGCTTTACCTTGCTTTTCTTCTAGTCGCTGATAATGTCCGATCTTGTTTGCACGTTTAGGTGAACCTTTTTCCCAACCAGGCCGTTCACTAAACTCCTTACGGAATATAGTAATACGTTCTAGTATTTCTTCTTGTGGAACATCAGTAAGAACCATAAGTAAGATTTCACTTAAAAACTCTTGCATAAACACAGGTGTGTCCGAACGGCGCAAGTCTAAGCCCATTGCTTTTACCTTGCCGGGCTTTCCGTCTACATCAGAACGGAATCCTTCTACATCATACACTAATGCTGCATAACGCTTCTTTGTAATATACAGCCCGCTTTCTGCAACAATTTCTCTAGCTGCTGCAATTACATCTGAACGACTTTTCGGACAATGAAATGCTTTTAACATAAAGTCGGGAAACGTAGCATTTGCTGCTTCACAAACTTGATCATACAGTGTAATAACATTATCTTTATCCCATGGTAAGTTTCCTGCATCAATTTCAGATTTAAGTGTCGGATAACCACTAAAATAACATGAATCTGTATCACCATAAATCATAGCCTCACCAACATGGTCATATTCGCCTGTAATAACTTTGTTTACTTCAGCACTCATATGCTTAACAATAGTACGACCAGTTAGTGTAGTTGACTGTCCGATGCGTTTATCGAAGAATCTACAACCTGGGTTAAGAATAGCACCATACAAACTGTTTAAGTTAATTTTTTTAACCAACTGACGTTTGTCCCAGTATTCGATTTCTGCTGCGTTGCCTGCGTCTTTAGCTTTCTTCAGCATCTTTTGTAGATCTTTACGTTCGCTATACCAACGTTTAAGAATACCAGGAATAACGCCTTCAAATTCTGTTGTAAAAATTGTGCCGTTTGAACTAAGCATCCATGGTTGTTGACTATCAAATATAAGTTGATAGATTTCTGCACCACTTAAAACATCACTGCTGCCTGATTCCCAGTCGATAGTTAGGGCAACGTCTTTACGTTGATCCATAACTGCTTCATATTCCTCAGTTGCAAATCGTCCTTCCCAACTACCTGCAAATGACTTTTTCTTAAGAGTTGTGTCCTCATGTACACGAGCATCTGAAATCTCTGGACGTATCTGTCCTACAATAGTTTCAGGAGCCATGTTCAGCGCACGAATGACTGATGGATACAGCGAGTTTAAGTCCATTGAACCAATCCACTTGTGTAATCCTTTTTTCGGAAATGCAACATAAGCACCTGCTGCTTGTGTATTTTCGTCATCACGCTTTGGACGATTAGGAACTTGTAGTCCTCGATGATGTGCTTCGTTTACAATAGCCTGCTCAGTCACTGCAACTGCACCCATTGTGGTCTGTAGCAAAACAGTATTTGCGTGTGCTAGTTCATTTGAAAGATCAATAAATCTTAGTTTTTTGTCCAGCTTGTCCAGTAGTGCGGTATCTTGTATGTTGTATTCGATGAACTTTCTAAAGTCATTGTTGTACAACTGGTCCAAAGTGCCTTCATAAGGGACTTTGTTTTCACCAACTTCGATCTCACCAATGGCATCAAGCCTGTAGCTGTGTCTTTCTTCATATGTGTATTTACGATATAATTCCAAACTATCTAAATGCACTCTGCCTATTAGGTCAAAGGTAACAGCTGATTTCCCATACTTTTCATATTCACGTTTCTTAGGCAACTGTCCCCACAAACAGAAACGTCTTGTATCATCTTTGCTTAGTACACGACTAGTTCTATTTACAGTATACGGAATATCATAACCTTCGCTGTTCCAACCTGATAAAATATCAGCATCTTCAATCAATGTTAAGAAAGTGTCAATCATGTCACCTTCACGTTCAAACAGCATCACATTTGGAATACCTTCAAGTTCGGCTTTTGCTTGCTCCATTGTAAGCGTCTTAGGCGGAACTGCTAAACACACCATTGTTTCTAGCCACTGCAAATATACAGAGATACTTGTAATTGGCATAAAAGGATCTGCTGGATCAGCAAAGCCACGCTCTGGATCAAAGTCTGTCTCAATATCGAAAAACGCAATGTTTAGTTTAGGTGCGTCTTGGTTAAGATAATTCTCACTTAGACATTGGAATATTGGATTAATATCGCTTTCAAAAAGTTCTTTGCTTTTGTTAATAGCAACTTCTTTTCTAAAGTCTTTGGTATTTTTACATACAACACGGGTTAGAGGATCACCATAAACACTTTTGTATTTTCCTCTAGCATCTTTAAAATAAAATGTATATTTTGCTTGATATTCTCGGTATTCTCTTTTACCGTCTTTTCGTTCTACAACTCTAATAATATCTTGGTCGCGATCAAATAGTGCATCTACGTAACTCATATGTCTCCTTCGTTGCTTTTGGCCAACTAACCTTCATACCTGCTCTTAAGTGAGCGATTCTATATTTTTTTATTATATTATAAATTAATAATGTTGTCAATCTCTTTTTGATCTTTAAGGTATTGATCTTCAAAATACGATTCAACATTTTGTGCCTTATCATCTATCCAAATATCATAGTGTGGTTTGCCTACATTTGCAGAAGTATATTTCACACCCCAACTTGCTAATTGTTCAAGTGTTTCTTCTAGATAATCTACTCCGGATTGTGAACCTCTTGCAGTATAATAATGTATCTCATTACCGTCATCGTATAATGCATTAAAATGTGCAATCCGTTCTTTATAAGGTTTACTTAATTTATAAGGTCTACCAATTTCTTGATCACAAATAGTACCATCTATATCTATGTAGTAAATCAAAGTTCGTTCTCCTTAATATATTTTATCATCTTTTGTTTAAATCTAGCATTAACAAATGCATCATAACACTTTTTTAAAGGAGTAGGTAATAGTTTATTCTTTTTTACTTCTTTAAATGTTGTGCATTGTAAAACAATATGTTTTGGGTCACTCATTAAAGCATTTGCATCGAATTTTACCATACGTATTTTTTCGTTAGTATTGAATTTGAAATAACTTATATGATCACCTTCTTTTAAGTTTATGCTATTCATACCTTTTTTAAATTTAAATGCAGGACGAACAGGCCTAACCCATTTACTTATATTATAAGTACCGCTAATACCCATTGCATTTTCTGTAAAATTATTCTCAGCATAATAAGGGTGTAACTGTGTCATAGTTATATCAGCTTCTGTAAAAAATATGTATGCAGGATCTGCCATTTGATGAACTCTTTCCTCGTTTGGAGGAGTTAGAAATCTTATAAAATATTGTTCATCGATATTTGATAATGTTTTTGCTGTCCTGTTTTCGTAATCAATTTCTATATCTATATCGAGCGGAGATTTAATTACGAATGTATTTTTCAACTCATCAGATATAGCAGGGCATCTAGAAGTAAATTCACCGAAAAACTCTTGGTGATCTATTTCTTTAATTAACGGTGTCGGCACACTGTATCTTAGTTCACTTAGACTGTCAGAATCGTCAAAGTAACTTATTATCGGGCTCCAATAAATTGTAATCATAAAAATAATTGTACCATTGCTATGCTATTCATTATTACAAACCATGCACACAATATAATAGCAAATCCTGCACGCCTAATAATTGTGCTTATTACACCTAATATACTTCCTAACAAATATAAAGGAATGAATATTTTAGTAGCAGGATCTAAAACTGTGTAGGTTAATATTGCACTTGCACTTATTAAGAGAATAGCTTCTAAAAGTTCGCAGTAAAATGCAAACGGAGAGAGTCGGTAACTTTCTTTAAAAAAGTTTAATACCGCTCTCACTTATCATAACCTAGTGTTGCAACTAATGTTTCTAAATCCTCATAAGCATCTTGATGTGCATCCCAGTCTCTTTTTTGTGCAATTTTGATTGCTTTATTAATCAGACTTGGTTTGATATCAAGTTCTTCGGCAACTGCTTTAACAGTATCTTTTAGACCTGCTTGTAGATCTTCTACTTCTTGTAGTACTGTTACACCTTCTTTAACTAGTCTTTCTAGTTTAGCCTTTTCTTCTTGTCCGTATGTGCGATCGCTCATCTACAGTCTCCTTAGTTTCTTCTATTATACATGCTATTTAGGTAATTGTCAAGAAAAATCACGGCAAAAGCCGTGATTATTATTAAATTTTTTTGGTATTATTTTTTACGTGCTTCTGCTAATTTTGCGTGTAACGTATCTTTGTAAGGATGAGACTTTGTTTCTAAACTAACTTTGGGCTGAGGAAGTGTTTCTTCGGAAGCTTCTTCATAGTCCATATGATGGTATACTGATCCTATATCATTAGCTGCTTTAGTGATTTTAGATTGTACCCAACCTTCTAAACCTTCTGCTTCACTTACGCCTTTGAGCATATCGTGCAACTTAATAGAATACTTTGCTAATTTGTATAGTTCTGCACGAGCCATTTGTACTTCGTGATCTGCCTCAGCACGGTGAGCCATATCACCTAATTGACCTTCATTTACATCTTTCATATCACTTTCCCGTTTAATAGGTTTGTATGCCTTACCTTGTTTTAATGCATCTATATACATTTTAAAAGCATTATTATTATTTATCTGTCCGCCTTGCCAACCGCCTGGCATTTTCTTTACCCAACTTTGACCAGCCCATTGCCACATGATTCCTTTACTATCTTTGAATCCTGTTCCTGGAGGAAGTTCTTTAACACTTTTAGGAATAGGTGTAGTAGCATCTACTTTTACAGGTTCAACAGGAATAGGTTTCCAATCTGTTTTATTAGCTTGCGGTTTGTCGTCGCCATATGTATCAGGATCTAACGCTTTTTTAATTCCGCGTTTTAACATATCAGGGCTGTCTTGACCGGCTTGGTATCCTTTAGCAAACCCACGTGCTAAACTTTTAAAAGGACCTTCTGATATTATGTCGTTTCTAAGCATATTGTATTTATTTCTTTTTTGGCTTGCCATGTTTATTATGTTGTGCCCAAGCAATAGCATAAGGTGCTCCAGGATCGTCAAACTTGCCTTTTAGTTTCTTAACTTGCTTTTCTCTACCTGGCGGCGCTTTCTCTCCAACCTTACGTTTCTTTTTAGTTTTCATGCGCTTTTGCATTCCAATACCACCGCCAGCAAATCCATTATTAGTAGATGCTACCATTGCTGCTGTATTTTCACATAAATCTTTAATTTTCATTTTAAATACTTCCTGTATGTTTTCCAGTAATTTTGGCGTTCATTTGTGCTTGCTCGTCGAGCTTCGTGTTCTTTATGCTTTTTAACATAATGACTTATTTCTA